CTGGCGTATCTGATGCGCTGCGCGACAAGTGGTTTCCCCGCATAGCTGCCAGCATGAGCTCATTCGGTATCAATACCCCATTACGGCAGGCGCACTTTCTGGCGCAGGTGGGGCATGAGTCAGCCGAATTCACGAAAGTGGAAGAGGGGCTGAATTACAGCGAGAACGCGCTTACTGCCATGTTCGGTAAACGCATCACTGTGGCGCAGGCTAAAGCCTATGGGCGAAACGCTGAACACGCCGCCAATCAGAAGATGATCGCCAACATCATTTACGCGAACCGTAATGGCAATGGTGATGTTACTTCCGGTGATGGTTATCGCTATCGCGGGCGTGGACTGATTCAGATTACCGGCAAGGCGAATTACGCAGCCCTTTCCGGGCAGCTAAGCGCTGATGTGGTGGCAAACCCTGAACTGCTGACTGAAAACCTTCAGGCGGCGATGTCAGCAGCTGCATGGTGGAAGAATCACGGCTTAAACGAACTGGCAGACCTTGATGATGTTACCCGCATCACCAAAGTCATTAATGGTGGCACTAACGGTCTGGATGACAGGAAATCCCGCTTACTAAAAGCTAAGGGGATTCTATGTTCAACGTAATCGGCTTTATCCGAAACTATTCGCACGTAATCATCATTGGTCTTATCTGCATTTGTCTCTGGGGGCTGAATGCGCGTAACTCACAGCTGACGGCTACCAATGAGCGGCTGGAGCAACTGGCAAACAGCAAAGACAGCCAGATAAACGATCTGCGCTCCAAGAACGACGACTTAGCCGCCAGCGTCAATGACCTGGTAAAGGCTGTTAACAAGCAAAACGCGGTGATGAGTCAGGTTGCAGAACAACGCGCGGTGACGGCACAGCAGAACAGGAAATTACGGAATGAGATTAAGCGCTATCTGGAAGCGGATAAAAGCGCTGCTGCTCCTGTCGATAGTCGCGCTGTTGAGCGGTTGCGGGACGCGGCAAAGTCAGCCAGTGGAGTACCGGGTAATCAGCAAGCCGCGGTTAAACCTGCCAGCGGAACTGACAAGACCGTTACAGGCTCCGGCTCCCGGTGACTCGATGACCTATGGTGAGTCAGTAGAGCTGAACGTTTCGCTATATGGCGTCATTGAGCAGTGCAACATTGATCGCGCTGCAATACGCGGTATTGAAAACCAATAGCCATAAGGAAGCGGTACACCAACTAATTAAAAATTACTTTTTTAGATGTCTTCAAATGCTATAGATTGTGGATTTACAGCATTATTGAGGGCTTGATGAACTTTTATCTTTACCTTACCAATCCTGAGTGGGCAGACGCTTGGATATCCGGTGGAGTTGTACCTTTTTTTACGGCTAGTCGATACATAAGTGTCGAGCGATCCGGCACTATGACACCTGATGAAAACCTTATTGATAACTCAACCTTTGATGTTCACACACCCTACAATGGGTTATTGATTGAGGGTGCTGCAAGAGGTCTTCGCTTTGAAAACTGTATAATCGAAGGGCGTAGGTTACATGGAACTGTTGACAGGTACTACGAAGATGGATTGGTGATCTGCACCTCAACAAAACGAAGTAAATTTATAGCTAGGAAACTTGGAAAGAAAGCGTGCGTAAGAATATTAGATATAAAAAAATTAATACGTATTGTAGAGGATGCTACAAAAGTTTCCTGCAAGGCAGGGGTTTGTGAATACACCAAACTGCACTTCAGAAACCACTTTATGAAATCTACGCATGATGAATGGCAAATGGAGTTTAGGTTGTTCTGGCATAACGTGAGGGATATTGAGATTTTACTTCCTCCAAGAATAGCTACCCTTGAATTCGTTTTGCCATGACCTTACTCAATTGAAACCTCTCTTGGGAGGTTTTTTTGATAAATCTGCATTATTTGAATTCACTTTCCAGCATAAACACAACGAATCATCGGTTGGCCATATCGCCATTTCCGAGGGTTATATCTGTCTGACCAGCAGGAACACTTTATGCCTGAGCCACGCATCTATAACAGCCGCTGGGAAAAAGCCAGATTGTCATTCCTGAAATCGCATCCACTCTGCGTAATGTGTCATCGGCAGGGTCGGGCTGTGGCCGCCACCGTGGTTGATCACATCAAGCCCCACCGTCTGAAAGAAGCGATTAACGACGGTAAGCAGGATGTGATCGCTAAGGCTCAGAAGCTTTTCTGGGATAAAGTAAATTGGCAGCCGCTGTGCAAGCAGCACCACGACTCCACTAAGCAACGCGAGGAGAAGCGTGGGCACGTGATCGGATGTGATGAGAACGGCTTGCCACTGGACCCACAATCGCACTGGCGCAGGGGGTAGAGCACAGACACGCAGGGAGGGGCGGATAAAGAGTTCAGGGAATAACGTCTTCCTGACCGCCCGCCCCCCTTTGTATGCACAACCGCGAAATGAAAAGTTTTTTTCTGGGAGGTTTTCATGGCCGGAAGACGACCAAAACCTACCCATCTGAAAGTTGTTACCGGAAATCCCGGCAAGCGCGCGCTCAATAAAAATGAGCCAAAGCCAGCCCGTGAAATTCCAAGCCCTCCATCACATCTGACCGACTGGGGTAAAACAGCCTGGGGAAAGCTCACTGTTCTTCTTGACGGGATGGGTGTCCTCACGGTTGCGGACACACTTGCGCTCGAACGGCTCTGCGATCTTTATGCAGAAATTCTGCAATTGCGCCAGATAGTTGATATCGAAGGGCGCACCTATACGACTAAAACCCAGATGGGTGATTTTCTAATTAAAGCTAACCCGGCTGTCGCCATGCTGGCAGATGTGGATCGCCGGTTTAAAAGTTATCTGGTGGAGTTCGGCCTGACACCGGCTGCCCGGTCAAAGGTAAATGCTGATGGTGGAGAAAAAGAAGAAGACCCGCTCAACCAGTTCTTCGGTTGATCCGGCTACGCAGTATGCAATGGACGTTACCAGCGGCGCGGTTATTGCCGGACCCGACATCCGCGCGGCATGCGCCCGCCACATGCTTGATTTGGAAGAAGGGCCAGCACGAGGCCTATTCTGGGATGTTGAAGCTGTAATTCGCGTTGTTAACTTCTTTGCTCAGGTACTGAAACTCAACGGCGGGGAGCATGAGGGAAAGCCTTTCATCCTGCTACCCTGGCAATGTTTCATAGTTGGCTCATTGTTCGGCTGGAAGTCGGAAGACGGTACACGCCGCTTTCGCATGAGCTACATCGAGTCAGGTAAGGGATCAGGTAAATCGCCCCTGGCGGGTGGTGTAGGTCTTTACCTGCTGATGGCGGACAAAGAGCCACGCGCCGAAGTTTACGCCGCGGCCACGAAAAAAGACCAGGCGATGATCCTGTTCCGCGATGCGGTAACGATGGTCGATCAGTCGCCCGCGCTGGCGCAGCGCATCACTAAATCCGGCACCGGACTGAACGTGTGGAACCTTGCGTTCCTGCAGACGGGCTCTTTCTTCAAGCCGATCAGCTCCGATGATGGTCAGTCAGGCCCGCGACCGCACGGCGCGCTGATTGACGAAGTACATGAGCATAAGACAAACGCCGTTGTTGAGATGATGCGTGCCGGTACAAAAGGCCGCCGTCAGGCCCTGATGTTCCTCATCACAAACAGCGGCCACGATAAGACCAGCGTCTGTTACGAGTATCACGAGTACGGGCGCAAGGTTGCAGCAGGTGACCTGGAGGATGATAGTTTTTTCAGCTTCATCTGTTCTCTCGATGAGGGCGACGACCCTTTCAAGGATGAGTCCTGCTGGGGTAAGGCCAACCCGTCACTGGGTCAGACCTTCACAGATAAATATCTGCGGGAGCAGGTTACGCAGGCTCGGGGCATGCCGTCGAAAGAGAGCATCGTGCGGCGTCTTAACTTCTGCCAGTGGGTGGAGGCGTCCGACCCGTGGATAGACAGCGACACATGGATGAATTGCGAACAGGAATTTAACCCCGATGATTTGGAGGGTGAAGAGTGTTATGGCGGACTTGACCTGTCCGGCTCCCGTGACCTGACGGCGCTGGCGCTTTACTTTCCGAAGTCTAAAAAGCTTTTGGTTGAGTTCTGGACGCCAAAAGATTCTCTGCTTGAGCGCGCTAAGACTGACCATGTTCCCTATGATGCCTGGCTGCGTAACGGATTTATTCACGCACCGCCGGGTAAAGCGGTCAACTACGGTTTTGTGGCGGTGCGTATCGGTGAACTGGCGGCCAGATACGATATTAAGTGCATCGCCTTCGACCAGTATCGCATCAAGTATCTGGAGCCTGAGCTGGAAAGCGAGTCTGTAAGCGTTGACCTGATTCCTCACGGTCAGGGCTTTTACAAGGCGCAGGAGTCCGGGCTGTGGATGCCACGCTCTATCGAATTGTTTGAGGAGCATCTTAATAACCGGGTGCTGGTTATCCGGCCCAACCCCTGCCTGAGATGGAATGCTGCGTCTGCAGTACTGGAGGCAGATCAGAAGGACAATCGTATCTTTGCCAAAAAGAAAAGCACTGGCCGTATTGATGGCGTGGTGGCGTCTGCTATGGCGATTGGTGCTGCTGAGGATGCAGTGCTGGTAGACAGTGGCGACCCCGATGACTTTTTTGACGACCCGATCATGGTAGGTATCTGATGAAGGAAAAGAAACAGCCGGGCCGCATCAAAAGCGCGATTGTCAACTGGCTTGGCGAGTCCATTGGGCTTAACGATGCTGCTTTCTGGCAGGAATGGTACGGCACAAGTAGTAGTGGAAAAGTAGTGACAGCTGAGAAAGCGCTGGCGCTGGCTTCGGTCTGGGCATGTGTGCGACTTCTCAGTGAGTCGGTTTCAACTCTGCCGATGAAAGTATACGAGCGCTCAGCTGACGGCTCCCGCAAGCTGGCTATCAATCATCCTGCTTATCAGCTGCTGTGCCGCCGTCCCAACAGCGAGATGACGCCGTCGCGCTTCATGCTGATGGTGGTTGCCAGCATCTGCCTGCGTGGTAATGCCTACGTTGAGAAAAAGATGATCGGCCAGAAGCTGGTTTCTCTGGTGCCGCTACTTCCTCAGAGCATGAAGGTTGAACGGCTCGACAGCGGGGAACTGCAGTACACCTACACAGAGAAGGGCGTGCCGCGCATCATTCCGGTTAAAAACATGATGCACATCCGGGGGTTTGGTCTGGACGGCGTATGCGGAATGATGCCGATGCGCACCGGGCGCGACGTGTTTGGCGCAGCGATGGCGGTCGAAGAGTCAGCCGCGAAAATTTTTGAAAACGGTATTCAGACCTCAGGCTTCTTTCTTTCAAAGAATCTGCTGACAAAAGAACAGCGACAGAAAAACCGTGAAAACCTTAACCGGTTCGTTGGGTCAAAAAATGCAGGTAAGGTAATGGTGCTTGAAGGCGACATGTCCTATCAGGGCATTACGCTGAACCCTGAAGATGCTCAGATGCTGGAGTCACGTTCGTTCAGCATTGAGGAAATCTGCCGCTGGTTCCGTGTACCCCCGTTTATGGTGGGTCACGTTGATAAGCAGAGCAGCTGGGCGTCGAGCGTTGAAGGTATGAACCTGCTTTTTCTGACGAATACGCTGCGCCCGATGCTGGTGAACATCGAGCAGGAGATTTCACGCTGCCTGCTTAATGGCGATGAAGATTTATTCGCTGAGTTCTCCGTTGAAGGCCTGCTGCGTGCCGACAGTGCCGGACGCTCCGCTTATTACACCACTGCGCTGCAGAACGGTTGGATGTCACGTAATGACGTGCGCCGCCTGGAGAATCTGCCACCGATTGAAGGTGGCGATATTTACACGGTGCAGCTAAACCTGACACCGCTTGAGGACTTGCGCAAAAACAGCATCGAAGCAAGGGCTACGATGTTGCGCGAGGTTCACAATGCCGTTTTCCCGGACATTCCTTTAGAACAGTCTCCGCTTAGACAAGCGGCTTAGGAGCATCCCCCATGACATTGAAGAGTCTTCCGGCAGCGCCGGAGGGGCGGCCTTTTGCGCGCGAAAATCGCGATCTGCCGTCCTCCGCAATGGAGCGCTGGAACGGCGGTATTAAAGCCGCAAAGCAGGCAGAGAACAGCATTTCCGTCTTCGACGTCATTGGCGCTGACTGGTACGGCGATGGCGTCACCGCCAGCCGCATCGCTGCCGCCCTCCGGTCAATCGGCGGTGCTGATGTGACCGTGAATATAAATTCGCCCGGCGGCGATATGTTTGAAGGCCTGGCAATTTATAACCTGCTGCGCGAGTACGAGGGAAAAGTCACCGTCAAGGTGCTGGGCCTCGCTGCTTCTGCAGCTTCGATCATCGCGATGGCCGGTGATGAGGTCCAGATTGGTCGCGGTGCCTTTCTGATGATCCATAACTGCTGGGTGTATGCGATGGGCAACCGTCACGACATGCAGCAGATTGCGGCTGACATGGTGCCTTTTGATAAAGCCATGAACGATATCTACGGTGCCCGCACGGGGCTGGATACCGCAACTATCGACGCAATGATGGACGCTGAAACCTACATCGGCGGCAGTGATGCCGTTGACAAAGGATTTGCGGATCGGCTGCTTTCTGCAGATGAAATTGCGGACGACGACGACAGCCCCGCCGCTGCATTACGCAAGCTGGACGCGATGCTGGCTAAAACGGATGCACCACGTTCCGAACGTCGAAAGCTTCTCAAAGCACTAACCGGCAGCAAGCCAGGCGCTGCTGCCACCTCTGAAGGTATGCCGGGCGCTACCGACGAAATCAACCCCGAAAATATTGCACAACTTAAAAACGCGCTGGCCGCGTTCGGCAAATAAGGATTAACAATGTCTGAAGTAAATGAAGTACTGAAGCAGGTTACTGCCAGCATCAACGAAGCCAGCGGCAAGTTTAATGCGAAGGCTGAGGAAGCGCTGGCTGAGGCGAAAAAATCCGGTTCGCTATCAGCCGAGACCAAAGCGGTAGTGGATAAAATGGCGAGTGAGCTTAACGCCATGCGTGAAGCAGAAAAAACGCTTAAGGCAGCGTTGGGTGACCTGGAGCAGCACGTTGCACAGATGCCGCTGGCGAATGCGAAAAACGTTATCGAAACCGTGGGCGGTCAGGTTGTTTCTTCTGAAGCGCTGAAGGCATTTTCAGCTAGCATCGAAGGTAACAAGCGCCTGAGCATCCCTGTTAAGGCTGCACTGCTGTCCGTAAACGTGCCAGGCCAGATTGTTGCGCCTGACCGCCTGCCGGGCATCGATCAGCAGCCGAAACAGCGACTGTTCATCCGCGACCTTATCGCACCGGGTCGCACCGAATCCAACACCATTTACTGGGTACAGCAGACCGGCTTCACCAATAAGGCGGCGACTGTCGCTGAGAACACCACCAAGCCGTACAGCGACATTGCCTTTGCGGAAAAAATCACGCCGGTCCGCACTATCGCGCACCTGTTCAAAGCTGCTAAGCAGATTCTGGACGACATGCCTCAGCTGCAGTCGACAATTGACGCCGAGCTCCGTTACGGACTGAAGTATGTCGAAGAGCAGGAAATTCTCTTCGGCGACGGCACCGGCACGCATCTGAACGGCATCGTTCCACAGGCATCTGCGTACGCGGCTGCTTTCAGCGTTGCAAACCAGAGCGGTATTGATGATCTGCGACTGGCTATGCTGCAGGCGCAGCTGGCGCGCTTCCCGGCGTCAGGCCATGTTCTGCACTTCATTGACTGGGCGAAGATCGAGCTGACTAAGGATTCTCTGGGCCGTTATATTCTGGCGAACCCGGCAGCACTGACCGGTCCTACTTTATGGGGGCTGCCGGTTGTCGCGACCGAAGCGGCTGCGTTCCAGGGTAAATTCCTAACCGGCGCATTTAATGCCGGAGCGCAGATTTTCGACCGCGAAGATGCCAACGTGGTTATCTCCACCGAAAACGCCGACGACTTTGAGAAAAACATGATCTCAATCCGCTGTGAAGAGCGTCTGGCGCTTGCCGTCAAGCGTCCTGAGGCGTTCGTTTACGGTTCATTCACCGCTCCGGCTCCTGCAGCTGGTTAGTCATGGTAGCGGCCTTCGGGCCGCTTTTCCGGGAGTCAAATATGAAACTGCTTCTGATTAAACCGAATTACTTCGGCGGCACGGTCGTGCCTGAAGGTAATACCATCGATACCGATGAACAGCATGGTCGCGAGCTAATTAAAAAAGGCTATGCAGAGATGTTTAAAGAAGATTCTGTTGTTCTGCCAGAGCCAGAGCCAGAGCCAGAGCCAGAGCCAGAGCCAGAGCCAGAGCCAGAGCCAGAGCCAGAGCCAGAGCCAGAGCCAGAGCCAGAGCCAGAGCCAGAGCCAGAGCCAGAGCCAGCAAAAGGTAAAAACAAAAAAGGCTGAAAACCATGCTGCTGACGCTCGAAGAAATTAAACAGCAGTGCCGTCTTGATAGCGACTTCACGGAAGAGGATCGGCTGCTTGAGCTTTTTGCTCTGGCTGCCGAGGCAAAGGCGGTGACTTACCTCAATCGCAATCTTTATAAAACGGTGGCAGACATTGCCCCGCTTGATACCGATGGCATGGTGATTACCGAAGATATTCGGCTTGCGCTGCTGATGCTGGTCAGTCACTGGTATGAACACCGCAGCTCAGTTTCAGAGCTGGAGATGACGGAGACGCCGCAGGCGTTTGAGTTCCTGCTCTATTCACGGCGTCTGCCGGTGTCGGGGTATTAGCATGCAGCAACGCTCATCAAACACCAGTGCGGTATTCACGCTTCCTGACCCCGGGGAGCTGAATAAGCGTATTCACCTGCGCCAGCGCATCGACCAGGCGGCAGCGGACTACGGCACAGAGCCGGTCTATCAGAATGAAAAGGACGTATGGGCGAAGGTCCGGCAGGTGGGTGCCACCACATATCACGAATCCGTTCAGGCTGACGACATCATCACCCACTACATGACGATCCGTTACCGAAAGGGCATTACTTCTGATTTTGAGGTCGTTTATGGCGGCAATATCTACCGGGTTAAGCGCCTTCGCGATTTGAACTCCGCTGGCCGTTACCTGCTAATGGAATGCGAGGAGCTGGGCGCGGTTGAGCGCGATGGAGATATGTATGGCTAAGCCACTGCTGCACGTCGATTTCGAACAGCCGAAAGAGCTTGTCTTTAACCGCGCCAAGATGCGAAAGGCCTTTGTGAAAATAGGCCAGGTGCATATGCGCGATGCCCGGCGTCTGGTCATGCGTCGCGGTCGGTCCGCTCCGGGTGAGTATCCGGGTTTCAGGACCGGCAGGCTGGCGCGGTCCATCGGCTATTATGTTCCCCGCGCATCAAAAAGCCGTCCGGGCCTGATGGTGCGTATCGCGCCCAACCAGAAGCGGGGCGAGGGTAACCGCCTCATTGAAGGTGATTTTTACCCGGCGTTCCTGTTCTACGGCGTGAAGCGCGGTGCTAAACGCAAAAAGAGCCATCACAAAGGCAAGTCTGGCGGTAATGGCTGGCGCGTTGCTCCGCGCAAAAACTACATGACCGAAGTGCTGGAGGCGCGCAAAACGTGGACGCGCTATGTGCTGAGTCGTGCACTGCGTACCTCCCTGCGCCCTGAAAGGAAAAAAAAATGAAGCTATCACTGGTAATTGCCGCACTCCGGGCGCGATGTCCGTTGTTCGCGGGTAACGTGGCCGGGGCGGCTGAGTTCAGGTCCATCCCCGAAACCGGCAAGATGAAGTTGCCGGCGGCGTATGTGGTTCCTACCGAAGACGTCACCGCTGAGCAGAAGTCCCTGACAGACTACTGGCAGAACGTGACCGAAGGCTTTGCTGTAGTAGTCGTGCTCGACAACACGCGCGATGAGCGCGGTCAGGCTGCCGGATATGACGCCGTGCATGATGTGCGGCAGCAAATCTGGAAGGCTCTGCTGGGCTGGGAACCCGATTCAGACGCAGGCCCGGTGGCGTATTCCGGCGGCCAGCTTCTGGATATGGACCGGGGCCGCCTCTACTACCAGTTTGAGTTCATGCTGACGCGTGAAATAACTGGCGAGATGACTCGCCAGCAGGACGATCTAGACGCTCTGGATGAATTTAAAGAAATCGACGTCGACGTGGACTTCATCGGCAAAGACCAGAAACCAGACGGCATCATTGAACACAAACTTCGGGTCAACCTCAGCGAGTAACCAATGAAATTTAAACCTGTAGCCGGGCGATCAGTTCCTGATCCAGCCCGTGGCGACCTGTTGCCTAAAGAAGGACGAAACGTCGAAATGAGCACTTACTGGCTCCGCCGTATGAAGGCTGGAGATGTTACGGAAGTCAAAGCAGAGAGCAAGACCTCTGCAAAAGACGCAACTAAACAAGGTGGCGAGTGATGACTGTCAGCTTTAATCAGGTGCCTTCTGATATCCGCGTGCCGCTGTTCTGGGCAGAAATGGATGCCAGCCAAGCGAATTCCGCGAGCTCTAGCAGCCCGGCGCTGCTAATCGGCACTGTGGCGACTACGGCCACGGTTGTGAAAAACACGCTCACTATCATGCCATCAGCTGATCTCGCCGGGAAAATCTGCGGTTTCGGCAGCCAGTTACACCGTATGGTCAAGCGCTATCGCGCCATCGACCCCTTTGGTGAACTCTGGATTCTGGCAGTAGGTGAATCAACAGGTGCGCAGGCGGCAGGCTCGATGGTCATTGCAGGCACCGCACAGGCATCAGGAACTCTCAGCCTATATATCGGGGTTGAACGTGTTCAGGCCGCCGTGGTTATTGGAGATGAGGCTTCTGACGTTGCCACTTCGCTTGCGACTGCTATCAACGCGAATATCAGCCTGCCTGTCACCGCGACTGCTACTGATGGCAGCGTTTCAGTCAAGGCTCGCCATAAGGGACTGACCGGGAACGACATCCCGTTGATGCTCAACTATTACGGCACGGTAGGCGGTGAAACTACCCCGGACGGCATTACCGTGACCATTACCGCGCTTTCTGGCGGCACAGGTTCACCTGACCTGACCGACACCATTGCTGCGATGGGTGATGAGCCGTTTGATTTTATCGGGCTTCCGTTCAGTGATTCAGCTTCCCTCGCGACTATGGCGCTGGAAATGAATGACGGTTCAGGTCGATGGAGCTACGCACGTCAGCTATACGGCCACGTCTACACGGCTAAAACAGGCACGCTGTCAGACTTGGTTGCCTTCGGCGACACCATGAATAACCAGCATATCACCGTTGCGGGTTATGAAGTGTCTACGCAAACCTGCTGCGATGAGCTGGTGGCGATGCGTACCGCCCGCAATGCGGTATTTATCCGTAACGATCCGGCGCGACCAACGCAAACCGGAGAACTGACCGGGGCATTACCTGCGCCGAAAGGCACCCGTTTCATTCTTTCAGAGCAACAGTCTCTGCTGACGCACGGCATTGCAACGGCCTATGCAGAGAGCGGCGTGCTACGTATTCAGCGTGATATTACGACCTATCAGCAGAACAATTACGGCGTGGCTGATAACAGCTATCTGGACAGTGAAACGCTGCATACCAGTGCTTACGTACTGCGCGAATTGAAGAGCGTGATCACCTCCAAGTACCCGCGCCATAAACTGGCCAATGACGGCACCCGATTTGGTGATGGTCAGGCCGTGGTGACGCCAGCGGTCATCAAAGGTGAGATGTGCTCGGTCTACAAACAGATGGAGCGATCAGCCATCGTTGAGAACTTTGACCTGTTCAAAACCTATCTGGTGGTGGAGCGGAACGCGGATAATCCAAACCGCGTCGATGTGCTGTTCCCGCCTGACTATGTTAATCAGCTGCGCGTGTTTGCTCTGGTTAATCAGTTCCGTCTGCAATACAGCGAGGAGAGCGAATAATGTCCCGTATTGCTGGTACCACGTATTTCAAACTCGACGGGCTTCAGTTGTCGCTGACGGGTGGCATTGAAGTGCCGATGAACACGAAGATTAATGATGATGTTATCGGCCTTGATGGTTCCGTTGATCGTAAGGAGACGCACCGCGCTCCCTACATCAAAGGCACTTTTAAGGTGCCGAAGGGCTTCCCACTGAGCAAAATTACAGAGTCCGATAGCATGACCGGTACTGCTGAGCTTGCGAATGGTCAGGTGTATGTCCTGACAGAAGCCTGGCTGTTTGGTGAGGCTAACCACAACGCCGAAGAGGGCACGGTTGACCTTGAGTTCCACGGTTCAGAAGGATTTTATCAGTGAAAGAATTGGTACTGACTAAACCCATTGTGGCGGCAAATGAGACGCTGCATGTTCTTGAAATCCGCGAGCCAACTTATGACGAAGTTGAGCAGTTCGGTATCCCTTTCAGTTACAACGAGTCCGGTGAAATGAAGCTGGACTCTCGCGTAACGCTGAAATATATCCCGGTTCTTGCCGCTATCCCGCGCTCATCGGCGGCAAAAATGACTCTCAAAGATGTCTTTATGGCGTCGATGACGATAGTTGGTTTTTTTACGGGGTCGGAAGCGGCGGAG